TATCAGTCATCTTTCTTTACCTGTTTACAATTGTCGCCGTGCCACCGTTTATACATACCAACGCTTGCAGTTTTGCCGCAGTGTTCGCAAGTCTTTTTCATTTGTGATGGGTGTCTGCCTTCTGCTAATCTTTTTAAGTTGGCTTCTGATCCTACAAAGTTATGTGTTCCTGCTTCTACTCGCTTTTTGTTTAGTTCAGGACCTAAGAAGTTGTGCTTGCCTTCTTCTACTAACTTATTGTTTAGCTTGCCTTGATAGTTAGGACTCTTGCCGTCTTGCCAGTGATGTGTTCCATTCATTGCATTTAGTGTACTCGGGTTGTTAGTAATTGAGTTATGTGTTCCACGTTCGTAAGCTAGCCTTGCGTTTCTGCCGTCTAGATTAGGATTGTTTTTGATGAAATCTTCTTTACGTTCAGGATTTTTGTTCATCCAATGATTATCACCTGTTATCTTATCTCTAAGTTCAGGATTTTTGTTTAACCAATGATTTTCTCCTTGAAACTTAGCTTTAACTTCTGCTCTTTTCATGGGGTTGGCTTCTCCGGTTGCGGCGCCAGTGCCTTTATTACTCATGTTCATGCAATCAGGTTTACCGTGATGTTCAACCAGATAACGATCTTCTAGTATTACTAGCTGATCAAAATCATCCGCATATTCAAGAATTTCTCTCGCAAGAGTAGTTTTATCTTTAATTTGACTAACCCATCTTCCTGATCCCAAATATCCATCGTCTATATCAGTGGTGCTGTGACGACCGATATAGTACTTCCCGTTTGTATGTGTTGTTTTATATATAAAGTGTTTCATAGTATCTATATTTATCATAGTCTGCTGCGTTTGTATATTTTAACGGGTTAAAAGACAAAAAAAGAGCGCCGAAGCGCCCTTTTTTGTTTGAATATTCTCAAATGAGAATGATTCTCACTGGAAGGTGAGGTTCTGGACTGCAATTTCTCCCACGTAATCGGCGGCGTTCCCGAATGAGGAGGCCGTGTTAGTGAGTTCAATGTAGCCATACCTAGTCATAAAGCTAACTACTGGTTCAAAAGTAGACGGATCAAGTACAACACCGCTGCTCATCAATGGAATGTATGGGCAATAGAATGCTGCTGCGTCAGTTTCGCTAGAGCCTTTGTAACCAACCAATACTGGTGTAGTATCAGGAGCATAAGAGTCAACGAATACGCGCATTGCGCCGTTTAGAGTACCAACGAATTTAGTATTAGTTGGTGCTTCGAAAGTGCCTTCAGTAGTACGAGCGAATGCAGAAGTAGTTGCAGACTGAAGAACAGTCAATGCAGCACTAGATACAACAGCCCAGTTACCAGCACCACGACGAGTACGTTGAGCGATCAAGTTTGCAACGCGATTGATAAGAACAGCAAGAGCAGCGTGTTCGTCACCAACGTAAGTAGCAGTACCTGATACAGTAGCCTGATTGTAAGTAAACTCAGTTGAAGCAAGAGTTCTCAATGATAGCAGAATCTCCTGATCGATTTCAGCGGTGATTTCTTGTGCAAGAGCAGCCATGATCTCTGCTTCTACATCGATACCGTGCTGAGACTGTGCGTCCTGAGCAGCTTCAAAAGTCCAACGTGCTTGTAGCTTACGAGACTTAACTTCAACAGCCTGTCTTAAGATTTGCACGGAGATTTGCTTACCGCCGTTACCTTCTAGAGTAGCAGTATTAGCACCAGTGTACTGATCAGTAGTGGTTGTTGAACCAGTTACGCGAGAGTAAGCTTGTGCGATTTTGAACGGGCTTAGTGCTTCTTCGCCAGCAGTAACAGAAGTTTGTGCTGCGGAAGTATCAGTTAAGCTTTGTGCGTAACGTACACGTAGAGTATGAATCTGACCAACGGGGCCAGTCATTGGTTGAACACCAACCAGTTCGTTAGCAATAACTGTTGGCATTACACGACGAATAACCGGTAGAATTACGCGATTAAGAGTAGCGATGTTGCCTGCAGTAGTTGTACCAGCTGATGATTCAGCAAGTAGTTGTCTTTTGGTGTTTTCTAAGATAACACCCATAGTTGATTTACGAGTTCCTTTCAAGCCTTCTAACAGGGCCTCTTTGGTCTCGTCCCAACGGCTTTCTAAGAGTATTTTTGACATGTGATATTTTCTCCTGATCGATGTCTAATTAAAGCCCTGCCAAACGCTTGATGTCGATAACGTTGTCTTTATCAGACATATCGACTTCTTTATTGTTTTTGGCAGATTTATTACCTGTTACTTCAGACAGACTTTCAGTAATTACAGATTTCGCTGTTTTTGACTGATTCCCTGTGTTGAGTACTGCGGGTAAATATTTGTCGAAAGCGATTTTTAATTTTTGTGTCTGTACGCCTTCTAGTAAAGATTTCATTACTTGAGCCTTTTCTTCGTTTAAAGTAGATACTAGATCATCTAGTACTTTAGCACGTTGAGTAGATTCTTTGATAATGCGAACTTCACGATCCTTGTTTTCGATTAGTTTTTGTGCTTGTTGAAGTTTTTCAACAGACTCAGCTAATTTTGTATCTTTTTCAATCAATGAATTCATAAGTTGTCTAGTTTCCACTTTATCGTTAAGATAAGTTACAGAGAACTCGCCAGCAAATGCTTCATAAATTTTTCTACCAAAGTTATTTTCTTTGGCAAGTTTAATGTCTTCCTTAAGTTGTGACATTTCACCTTTGATATGTGTAGTAACAATCGTGTTAATCTTTTTAGCACTTTCAGCAACGAACTTAGCTTTAAGTTTTTCTAATTGAGCACGACCTTCAGCAACCAATTTAACCTTAGCTTCAACAACTGCTTGTTTGTCTTGTGTAAACTCTTTAATTTCTTTAGCAAGAGCATGTACAATAAACTTTTCAAGTTTTTGTTGATTTTCCATTTGAACCTTACGATCCTGACGTAATTCTTTAATTTCTTCAGCTAGTTTTTGAACCATGAAGTTATTAAACTTTTGTGCAGATTCTGTTAGTTTCTTTTTAGCATTTATTCGGTCTTCATTCATTGCTTGTCTTTCCTGATGAAATTCAGTAATTTCTTCAGAAAGACTTTCTGTTACCATTTTATCAAGGGCTTCAACCATAACGCTTCTGTCATGTTCGTATTTGTTTGCAAACTCATCTCTAAGTTCTGCACGAACATGTTCTTTAGCCTCATGTAGCTTAGCTTCCCAAGCCTCATTAAGCTGACGTTCAATATCTTCATTGATTAATCCGCTTTCTAGTAGCGGTTTTAATGAGTCAAGCATATCTTTTCCCCTTTTATAGTTTTAATTCTTTAATGAGGCGCATTACTTCCCCTTTTAAGAATTGTTGCACTGATTTATCGCCTTGTACTTCTTTAGCGATTTCTAAAACTCTATGACCATATTTCATGTTCATAAGTGATTCGTATATAGCTTTTGGATAAGCATCTGGTGCACTAGGCTGAGCTACTATATCCACTGTAATGATTTCAAAGTCACTTACGTAACCGTTTGAATCATTTACATTGCCGCTGCCCCTGCTTGATACACCTAATCTAACACCTGATTCCAACATGGTTTTTACTAACTGACCCATTGGAGTAGGTAAAATCTTTAATTTTCCTATACCGTTTGCTCCTTGCATATTCATATCGACTATACAATGACTAACACGATCTAAATTGATTTTTAAATCTTCTGGATGATCTACTTCACCGCATATAGAAATATCATTTTTTAACTGTTCTTGTATTGTTTTTACTGCTTTGTATATTTCATCTTTGGGGTATATTCTGCCATTTGCATTACGAATATCTCCCTGAATAAACAAACCTTCCATATACATACTTTTGGCTTTATTTCCAAATACGTCATTACCTTCTTCTAATGTAACATTAGTCTTAGCAGTAGAAGGATTTAAATATTCTTGTAATAATAATTTAGACATATCATTTTCTCAATGTTCGGGGTCACACCGTGTGACCCCTTAGTTTTTTCAAACATTGTTACTGAGTAACAAAGCCATTTGTCTCAGATTCTTACTTAGCAACCGGGCTGCGATTATATGCAGAACCGTCTTTAGTTACTGGCTTAGGAGCAGCACTTAAATCTTGCTTTTTCTGTCCAGGAGCATTTTTGAACTTATTTGCACCTTCTATATCTTTAGTAGCAGGAGCAGTACGACCTGTTTCAGTAGTAGTGCTTGCTTTTACTGGTCTGCTTGCCATTCCAGTTTGTCCTGAGTTAGCAGTTACTGGAGACTTAGTTTGTACACCGTTGTCGCCGTGAGTTACAGATACTTTTTGTAGTTGTACTGCTTCCATTACTTCTTCGTCATCGCTCATATCAGCGTCATCGCCCATATCAGCATCATCACCCATGTCAGCGTCACCGCCCATGATTGATTCAAATTCTGCCATTAACTGGTCAAGTTTGTCTTCGATTCTGATTACAGCGTCTTCAACTTCTTCGCCGCCTTCTTCATCACCTAAATCTTCATCACCTAGATCGAATGATTCTTCATCATCAACCATTTCAACGTCCATATCGTCAGTGTCATCTAAATCGTCTTCCATCATACCTGATTCTTCAGATTCGATTTCGTCCATTAGATCACCCACTTGACCGCCCATGCCTTCATACATGTCGTCGTCCATCATTTCTTCTTCCATGATAGACTCATAAATTTCTCGTGATTTATCTATTACGATTTCATGAAAAAGATTACTAGCTTGTTCTTCGTTTTCGTTGATGATAAGATCAATCAACTTTTCAAATTTTTTGTTATCCATTATTAGTCTCCTGAATAGAATGGCTTTGTCTTACAGTTATTTAGACTATAGTATAAAAAACTAGTCATTAAGTGCGTATTTTTTGCGATTTCGTTAAAAATTAATATTTTATTAGATACTAGGAGCGCCAGCTTCTGCTTTTGCTCCATATTGTTTACGTACTTTTTTCAAATGTTGCTGACGTTCATATTGCCTAACATCCAACATTTTGCGAAGTTTTCTGATTTGTTTAAGAGTTAATTTAGTTTTTCTAGATGCTTTCCAAGTTGGTTTAGAGTTGTCTTGATCAACATCTTGCATTCCTGCGATAGGGGTATCAAACATTTCCATTAATTTCATCTTGGATATTTCCTTTATATACTATTTATCTTTTAACCCGCTGGAGGAGTTGTTGGTAGTATTCCGCCAGCTTCCCCTCCACCTACCGGCCCGGCTACTTCTAGTCCAGGCTCTGCTTCTCCGGCATTTTCTCCTGCTTCTATTGAGTCAGCAGTAGTTTGGTCAGTTTGGAAGTCTCCGGTTGAAACTCCTACGTTTCTTAAATCGCTACCTGCAGGATCGTTATATACTTCTTCTTGATTTTCTTCTTCCCATAGTTTTTCATTTTTAACAATTTCTTCTTCGCTTAATCCCAAGAATCTTTCAAGCGCAAAGCGTTTTGAGATATATGGTACTGCTTCCATTGTAGTAAAGGTACTAACTCTAGCTGAGTCTAATTCACTTTGACGATATGCAGCAAAGTTCTGAGGAGGATTGAATCTTAAAGTGAATAATCCAGAATCTATATTAAATCCTCTCCAACGCATGAACAATTTAAATTCTTCATCGAGGTTTATTGTCATATAGTTTTGTAATCTTTCGCAATATTGATTGAATCTAAATTCTTGAATCATTGCAGTACCTACTCTACCGTCACTTAGAGGAGTAGTATTATCATCAGGACCTGTTGGTAAATATGAACTTGGTACTCTTAAACCACGAGCAAGTCTGTTATTAAAATAACGTAAGTCATCAATTTCACCTAAGTTTTGTCCACCTGGTAATACTTCAACTGAAGAACCTCTGCCGTCAGCAGTAACAGGAAAGAAGTAATCCTCATTCATTGAGTTCTTGACGAATATACCAGAATCTATCGCAAAAGTGTGATAATCATGCCAGCGATGCAACCCATCAATTGTAATAGTACCGGTATCTCGATTAGACACTTTTGTAATTTTTACAATACGATGATTGAAATTATCAATTTCTTTAGTAAAATGTTTCCAGTTCTTGTATCCAAACTTAGAAAGAAGTCTATCCATTTTACTATAGCCAAATTTATTAAAATCAATTTTACATTGAGCATTTTTATAATCTAATGGTACAGAATTTGATTCCTTTACTAAATTAAGCAATGTTTCATCTGTATCGCACCAATTCAAAACGGTAGTTTTGCTAGTATTTCCTTGTTTAACATACTCTGCAACTCGTTGTAGCATATCAAATGTTAGATTAAGAGATTGATTTTTTATTTTTACCCTGTGCTCACAGTTTGCTTTAACTTTAGCTAAGCCCTCAGGATCACGTTCAAAGTATTTTCTTCTTGACTCTCGCATAGATTCTTTATATTTCTTAGCAGTTTCTTCATCATTTTGTCTCAGCCAAACTGCTTTTTGTTGGGCTGCTCTTATATTCCATAATGCTTTTACTCTGTCTTCTTCAGACATCGTTGCCCAGTTTTCTTTTAATGTATTGGATATTTTAGCAGTAAGTTGATCTCGGTATTCTTCAGACATCGTTTCCCAAAAATCTTTTTTCTGTGCAGCATGATAAAGAACATGATCAGTTTTATTCATAAATGTTAAGTTTCTAGGATCATTATTAAATCTATCACAATCTTTATGATGGATAACAGTTCTAGGTGACATAGCATGTTCAAGTAGATAACTAAATTCTTGATGCTTTTCTAGTTTTCGGAAAAAATCTCCTACTAGTCTATGAGTCCATACCCACTTTTTAAGTTCATGGTCCCAAACTTGTTGATAGTCATTTGTTTTTCCACCTGATATCGACATATTCTGTGTATTGAATGCTATCAAACTATCGTTCTCAGTTAAATTCTGAGCCTCAACAAATCCTTTACCGAACACCGGAATCTTGTGATCAGGTGTACATACTAATGTTTTTCCATTATCAAATGTTAATTCAATAACATCAGTATTTTTTCTAGTAACACCTGCCCAGTTTATAACTCCCGGAACTACTTTACCAGTAACCGGGTCACAGCTATATGCCCAGTTTTCTTTTCCGTCTTCAAATTCAGAAATAATATCACGAAGAGATAGTTTTCTACCATCTAAAAGAGGTATTACAGTATCTAAGTCTAAACATAATGGATTGTATGTTGCATCTACTACCGAAGAACCGCCATGTGATGAGGGTATTCTACGTTGATGTATTTCGTTCTTAATACGCTCTACGAAAGCCATTGCTAAGTGTGATGGCATATTTCCAACGTCAATTTTGAACATTCTTCTTTCAGGAGCACGTTGTACTCGATAGATAAGAACCGCATCTTCTAACAGTTCTTTTTGTTTATATACTTTGAATATGTTTTCTAATATAGATTGTCCAAAGGGCCAGAATCTGTCTAATCCCTCTGTTAAGCTAAGATGAACTATATGTTTAGCGTCAATTGCGCTTTCGCTTTGACCTAGTGTAAAGCGTGAACCTGTAGTATTATAAGGCATTGCAGGTACTGTATATCCACCGCCTGCACCTCCGCCACCTGTTCCACCTGATCCAGTAGCTGGGTTAGCAGCAAAGTCTGTATTGGTTTTTTGTGCAACAGTTAAATTTTGCAGATTAATGTTAATGTCTTTAATTACATATTGTTCTGGAGTTTTACCTTCACTTTCATTAACAATAACTTTTACTATCTTAGACATGTCAACCCAATAAAGTTTGAAGTTTTCCGGGTCTCTTACAAATACTTGATCACCATATTTTAATGTGTTTCTAAATATTTTGAATATTCTAGTATCGAATTTATTAAGCTTACACCACTGCTGTAATTGAGTTTTAATCATTTCTACTTCATGGGGTGTAGGTTCTTCAGTAAATTCTACGTCAAACGGAGTTTTGTTATGTTCATTACGTTGAGTAGCAAACTCAGAAATGATATCTAAACATGCATTAACTTCAGCATCTACATCCATCATTTCATATTGATTATATCGTTCTATTCTATTAGGATGACCTGTATAAACTTCAGGCAATCTTGACATGTAGTTTTTATATCCCATGTCATGATTATTCCATCCGCCTGTAGCTGATCCGTTTTGTCCAGGTGAGCCATTCCAGGCGCCTAGATTGCTATTCACACCTGAAATAGGGCTAGATATACCGCTTTTATTTAGAAATTTCTTTTTATAACTCATAGTTTATTATTTATCATTAATTGTTTTAACCCATGTAATCTGGCCACAGTCCCAGATGCGATCATATTTTTTACTTTGCATTATTTCCCATTCAGATAATGAAGAATCATATCCTTCTTTTACTAATTTATGTTTTTGAAATTGCATTCTATTATATCTTTTGTGATAATCTGTATAGTAATACCCTACAGTTTCAGAAATTTTAGTAAATCCCATTTGTTCATATACAGAACCTGAAAAATATCGATTATCACTATAAGAAACTATGGAAGACGGGGAGTATTGATTTATAAAATAGTTTAGTAGCTTACTTGCTCCGCCCGCTATTTTGTTTTCTGAACAGTATCTTAAAATTTCCCATTCATT